GTTCAGCTACTGGTCGACGTCTCTCATCACAGGTAAGACCTTTGTGGTCGAATCTTACCGCAGACACTGGTCTGCGTGTACCTACGATTTCAATGTTGAGTCCAGGAGGTATCTTTGCGTGCTCCACTGCAAAGACGCGTCCTTCTTGGATGGTGAGGAGCTTCTTGAGAAGCTCACCCGCATTAATCGTCATCTCTTGGAGGTTTCTAGTGAGACTAGAAGATGCAGCCTTCACCTGCCTAATAAGACCCTTGTGAAATTCGAAGAATTTCATCATACAAGGTCTAGGCGTGATGAACGGCGAGGCGATGGTCAACGCAGGACACCAGACCGCGGCGATTCGAAGAAGAAGATCTTCTTCGGTCACTACGAATGCACCGGGAACATCCACTTTGCCCACTTCATGTGGTGCAATTGGTGCTTCCCCAAGTGCATAGTCTGGCAGTTCCATGGCAGCCATCTCCAATGCTTCTTCCAGTACGTTCCCATAGGTACCTACTACGCGCCACCTGTTGCTGAGCTTCCTGACTTCTGCCGCCTTATTAGTAAGGAGGTAGTGGGTCAAGGCTCGGCGCCAGGTTCGTGGCACGCGAGTAGGGGCCTGAGGGTCCTTTACTGGGAAACCTCCTCCCCCCAACTTCCTAGGAAGTTCTGCTGGTATGCACCGTTGTTGGAGGAGGGACCACTCGGGTCTCAAGTAGCGCCCCAGCCGCGCGATCACCTTACGGGTGTTCAAGCTGCGGTACGAAGGGGTAGTCAGATCGCTAAGTGCCGGTCCGCACGTTGCCCAACTGGGCAGCGCGGCTGGACCCGATTTCTTGAAGTGGGCCGGATGGACGATTCCCTTGACGGGAACGGCATCTACCATTTCTTCGAATCGGAGGTACTTAAGCTTGATCCCCGCTTGTCGGGCAAGACTACCTCTAGGGGCCACGCAGGATACACTCCGGAAGACAGCTGCCTGTTCTGTAAAGAACGCAAGCGTGTCAGATTCCAAGTGCTTTCCTGCCGAGAGACCACTTCCAACAACCTCGATATTCCGCTTATAAGCTCGTTGGACCCGACGTGGCATAATGCCTATCAGGTCATCACCACATACTGCGAACCGGTAGTCGGGCCTAGCCCTAAACTGTTCGGTCTGCTGTATCCGGGAGATGGCATCTTCTGCGGCCCAGATGTTGATGATGTTAAGAATGAACCAGGAAAGTGGAAGCCCCATAAGGCATCCACGACTACTAGTAAATTCTTCTATCCCGCTTCCACGAGGATAGCTCATCTTCATCGGACCCAGAACAAGATGCCCAAGCTTGCGAATATCAGGTGCAAATCCAGCCCCATCACAGACTCCGTCCCACACTGCTCGGATAGCCCAGCGGTGAAGTCCATCGGTGGCTGCAGTCAAGTCGGCACTCATGATGCTCGCTTCTCCCCAACAAGTAGGGGTGGACAAGGGATGGTCCTGG